CGTTAGAGCAGTACGAATACTGGGAACCGGAAACTGTTATTATTGAAGCTAAAGCTTCAGGACAACCCCTGATCCATGAGCTTAGACGTGCTGGAATACCAGTAATTGATTATGTACCTGCAAGAGGTCGAGATAAACATACTAGAATTAACTCATGTGCCCCTGTCTTTGAATCAGGTATGGTATTTGCACCGTTAGACGAACACTGGGCACAGGAAGTTATTGAGGAATGTGCAGCTTTTCCTAATGGTCAATATGATGACTATGTTGATTCTATGACTCAAGCTGTGTTAAGATATCGACAAGGTGGATTTGTTTCTACATATTCAGATGACTGGGACGACCCGCCAATAAAATTAGAAAAAGAATATAAATACTACTAGGAGAATTTTATGGATAAACCATTAGAACCAGGTGTTAGAAAAAAAGGTCGTAACACTTATCAAGTTAGCACAGAATATTTAAAAGAAGATATTCAAAAAATGGGTCCAGAAAAATTTAAACAATTAATGAAAGATAAAAAACCTCAAACAATGAAAAAAGGTGGTTTATCTGCAGGTCAAAAAAAGATAGCTGCTAAAGCTCCACCACCGGATAAAATTGATGCAAAAGATTTTGCTGTGCTTAAAAAAGAAAAAGCAAAAGGCAGAGGCATGGGCCTTCAAGATGAATCTATTAAACCAGGTAAAGTTATGAAAGCTAAAAGAGGAGTTTTTTCATCAGGAAAAATTTCTGATATGTCTTTTGATGAAAAAATGAAAAGAGTAGAATCAGGTCAGATAAATAAAAAGACTGGTAAATTTACATCTATGAATGCTATGAGAGATGCAAAAGGATTCCAAGAAGGAGAGTCTGCAGCTGAATTTAATAAAAGAAGAATGAAATTAGCAAGTCCTAAAAATATTTTAAATGCAGCTAAGGCAACTAGATACGGAAAAATTGCTTTAGGTATAGCAGGAGCTGTATTAGGTGCAAAAGAACTTTTAAAATCTAAAATGAAAAAAGAAGATAAAAAAATGGCTGGTGGTTCAGTTAAAAAATATTCTATTGGTACAGGACCCTTAGGTGCAACAAAAAAACGTCCAAGTCCATCAAAACAAGTAAGTCCGGATCAACGAACAGGTCGAGCTGCTCTTCCATCATCTGATACAGAACTTACAAACACAATTAAAAAAGTAAAAGCTAAATACGCTTCACTAAAAGAAACAGCTAGAGATGAATTAACTCCTATGAAATCAGATAGAGTTTTTTCAAAATATAGAAGACCAGATAGTGCAAAAGAATTTTATGCAGATAAGCCAGGAAGCAGATATGAAGGTATGGCTAAAGAGGCAATGCAAGATAGAATTAACTATCATAGGTTTGTTCACCAAAATAGAAAAATGGCTGGTGGTATGGCTAAGAAATATAACAGAGGCGGTGGCGCTGATACAGGAGCTGCAGGCGAAAGAAGAAGTAGCATGTATGTTCTTTTAGATAAAATGAAAAGTAGAAGAGGGGTAGACAGAATAACTAAAAGAGATATAGATAATATCCCTCAAAGAAGATCTAGAACACCTTATGCAATAAATCAAGGCATGAGAGACAGATTAACTAATATAGATATTAAGCAAGCAACAAATGCTATAAAACCGTCACAAAGAAAAATGGGCGGTGGCATGATGAACAAGCCTATGGGTTATAAATCTGGAACAATGGTCAAAGCAAGAGGCTGCAAACTAGGTAGAACAAGACCTACAAAAATGTATTAAGGAGGGACAATGTCCCTAAGAAATTTACTTGGCCTTGGTCGGAGATTACTTCGAGGTAAGAAGGGATCAGCAACACCGGCTACCGGACAACAAACAAAACAGATAACGTACGAACCTACGCCATCACAGGCTACCGGACAAGAACTAGCTATACAAGAAATCAGAAACCCACCAATTGTTTTAAAGAAAACAAAACCATTACAAATGGGTGATGATACTGCACCTGCTTTTGGTTCATCTACTTATGATTGGGTAATGAGAAAAGGTCGGGGTAAGTATGATGCTGATGAATGGATTGACCATTTAACTTCAACAAGAAAAATAAATTTTAAAATATTTGGCCAGCCTGCACAAAAAACTATTAGAGAACAGAAACGTTTTAAATATGATTCAGGTCCCTTTGTTGGTAAAGAGGTTAATGTATCCAAAGAAGAATTATTCGATTCCAACGTAGCAGTGTTCAATGAAGCAGGAGACCTAACAGGTGGCCTGTTGTACGCAGCAAAGAAATTTGGTCTAAAGCTCGATGCTAACGAAGTGGGAGCTATGTTAAAATTAAATCCAGTAAATAGATTACAAGCTATAGAACTTGGTACACCCAAAGGTGCTATGGAAGCTTACACACAGGTTGCTAAGAATGCTCAAAATTCTGTAAGAGATTTACAAGTTAAATACAAAGATAGTATAGCGATCAAAGAAGATTTAGATGACATTCAATATTATTTAACAGGTGGAGAGAGTTATAAAAAAGCAGCTCTTGAAACTATTAACAAGACAGCTAAACGTCTTTCGGATATGAATCCTGAAGATCAAAAACTTTTAAATAAAGTTATTGGTGAGATCAATGAAAAAGCTATGCCATTAAGAAAATCAAAAACTTATTATGGTAGTGAAAGTAATTATACTTTACAAGGCGGTAATGATTACAGAGAAACTATTTTTACTTTACCTGAAGATATTGTCACCAACAGAAGTGTAAGAAATAAAGGTGGACATTTTGCAGAAGTGCTACCCGATACTAACAATATTTATCACATTCGATACGACACAAGATTTACTCCTGATGGCAAAAAAGTATTTATGATTAATGAAATACAATCAGACGTAAACCAAAGTATTGCAAAAGCTTTAACCAAGGCTCAACAGATAGGAGGAGAGAGAAGAATAAATCCTTTTAATGCTGAAGTAGAAATGAACCTATTGATTAATAGAAGAGGCCAGATGATGGACGATTTGAACAAAGCAATTGAATCTAATAACTTTGGTTCGGTGAACGCGATCAAGTCTAGTTTAGATGATGTCAATAAAAAATTACAAAGACTAACCACTTCAAAAAGCTACGATGATAAAGTTAAAGATTACTTTCCATTGGTAGAGTCTGATGCTTATGGAGACCATGCTGTAAAATATTTATTACAAAAAGCAGCGAGAGAGAATGTGGATTACGTAGCCGTTGCCCCGTTTGATAAATTAAGTTTTAGACAAGGCTTCAAAGAAGGTAACGAAAGATTTTACGGTTATGCAAATGGTAAAGGTATTGGTAAAAAAGGCAAAGCAGTTTTACCAGATGTTATGAGTAAGGTTGCTAGATTTTATAATACAAAAGCAGGACCTACAAAAATATCTTTATCGGATCCGTATAAGCCTTATAAACAGATTGGAGTAGATGAATTTAAATATCCAGATAGTCACCCATTAAAAGGTAAGAAGATTAAAAGTGAATATCACAAAAGTGCTGAGTCAGATGAATTAAGCAAGATAACTCGTGAAGGATTTAAATTTATGGAACCTAATGATCCAAGGTTGTATTTTGATGCATTTGCGATTAAAGTGTCTCCACTAATGAGATCAACACAAAAAACCTACAAGTCACAGGGAGGACTTGTTGTAGATTTATTTAAAACAATAAGGTACAATTAAACATGGCTATAGAAAACAATAACGAAACCTTTACCGAAGAAGATAAAATTGAAGAAACGGTTGTAGAACAACCAGACGGATTACCGCCAGAAGTTATGGTGGAGGGTGAAGAAGAAATTGAAGAAAGACCTCAAGACGATTTTAATGCAAACTTAGCTGAGAACATGGACGAGAGAGTCCTAAAAGATATGGCTAAGGAACTAACTCAAGAATATAAAAAAGATAAATTATCTAGAAAAGAATGGGAAGACGCATACATTAAAGGATTAGATTTATTAGGAACTAGATACCAAGAAGTAACCAGACCATTTAAAGGAGCTTCCGGTGTCACGCATCCCTTATTAGCTGAATCCGTAACACAGTTCCAAGCACAAGCGTATAAAGAATTGGTGCCCTCTGATGGTCCTGTACGAACACAGGTCGTTGGATTACAAACACCACAAACAGAACAACAAGCAGAGCGTGTTAAAGATTATATGAATTACCTGCTGATGGAGGAGATGGAAGAATACACCACTGATATGGATCAGATGTTATTTTATTTACCACTATCGGGTTCAACATTTAAAAAAGTTTATTACGATGCACTGTTAGATAGACCGGTATCTAAATTTATTCCTGCAGAAGATTTAGTGGTTCCTTATTATGCATCTGATTTAAAAGATTGTGAAAGAATTACTCACGTCATTAAAATGACTCAAAACGAGGTGATTAAAAAACAA